GCAAAAAATTGAACACGATCTACATACTGTGCTTTAATACGTGCCAACACTTGCATATCAAATCCAAAAGATTTACCATCAGAACGTACTGTACGTTTCCAAAGAAATTCCCCATCTTTTTCTACGGCATGTTCTTTAACATCCCATACAGGAATACGATCTACAACATTACCTTCTTCATCATAAATATCTACTTCTTGTGATTTCCAAGTAGCATAAATATCATTTGGATGGTAACGGGTTCCACACGCAAGAGTAAAACCACCAGCATTAAGAATGGATGTAAATTGAGAAGCTTTCTTTGCTACAGACTCCCTACCACCTTCTGTATAAGCATTTTCAGGAACTACTAAATCGTCTGGAATAAGAATATCTGCGTGCCAACCGGTTGTATTAGTTGTCAAACCTGCTGTAGCAACTGTAGCATCACGAATACCTTCTTTCTTACGTGTTGGATGGTCAATAGAAATTGTATCCAAACTCCATTTCTCACGTTTACCTTCTTGGGGATTAATGTATTCAGGGAAATATCTAGTGTATTGAGGAGAAGTTAAGATGTTTTTAATTGCAAACAATTGTGCTTCAGCCAAACCTGCTGTTGCAGAGACGTAAAGAATAGTTACTTCAGGATGCCTAGTAATAATCCAAGCTGCCCAAGTAGCAACCATATGACTTTTTAAATGGGCACGAGGAAGCATAATCAGTTTATTAGTGACTGTTGCACTTCCCATACCAAATAAAGAATATTCTTCCATCCATTTAAAAATTTCTTTGTGGATGTCTCCATACATATAACCCGGATTTACTAATTGAGCAAAGAAAAATAAATCAACAAGGGCTGTTTCTCTAATTTGCTTTGCTTCTGCTGGCATCGTTTTTACCTTTTTTAAGGCAAAATCTAACCAATTATCACTCATTTATTAACAACCTTTAACATTCGTTGATAATCTTCTGCAAAATCGTTTTCAATAGCTTTATTTTGAGCGAGGTGCTGTTCTTTTTCCAACTTAGTAGGACGACCTGCTCCACGATTTTCCCATCCACGATCTACAAGCCATTTAGAAGCTTGGTAGTTACCACTTTCAGCAGACAACATCATTGCTTTAACACCTTGACAACGAAGACGTAATTCCAATTCATTACGCCATTCCTCAATATGTGGAGTAAATAATTTATTTTCACAAAGACGCTGCCAGTGTTGCCAATTATATAGATAAGTCATTGCAAAATCATATTCTGTTGGGTCATTTGCCAACATATATAAACGTTTTAACGAGTAAAAAGTTTTACCTTCATACTCATAATCTTTATCTTTAATTGTAAAAATAGCTGTCTCTGTGTCGTAATTACTAAATTCCAATACAAGAGATTGAGTGCGATAACGCTGCATTTTATCAATCATTTTGCTTTTGTCTATATTCATCTAATTTCTCTTTTACTTGTTGGTATTGTTTATAATAATAATTACGTTCAATAATTATTTTGTCTGCTCTGGCAGCTTCCCCTGCAAGAAATTCTGCATCCTCTCTAAAAAGGAAGGCTCCTGTACAGGTTTGGGTATTTCCGGGATTTGAGGAATTGCCACTGTCTCGTGTTTTACGCTTGCGCAACTCGCTAAGAAGATTGTCACGAGTAAGAGATATTTCTTTGATTTTATCATCTTTATCCTTTAATGCTTTATCAGAATCTTCTTGAAGCTTTTTAGAAACGTTTTGAGCTTCTTTTTTAGCCTGCTCTATAGCTTTACTCATCTCTTGTTTTTGATGTTCCACACCTTGATTATAAACGTAAGAATAACCAAAATACCCTACAAGAGTTAATATTACAATCGCACAAATTGCTGTAAATTCTCGTCCCATTTCAAATTCCCTAAACATAAGTCAGATTCAAATTTACGTCTATTTTGTAATCCTTGAACATATTTACCACCAGAAAAACTCCATGCTGGTGATCCATCTGGATGCTTATACATCCCTTGACAAGCTTTCTCAGAATTTCCTTTATTAAATTCTTTTAAAAATCCTGCTGAACAAAAATTAGAAACTCCAACGTTATACGCAAACATTGTGAACGCATAATACTGATTTTCATTCATTGGTTTATTAACACAATTTACAACACCATTACTATAAACTTTTAAATCTTTTTCTAGCATTTGTTTACACTCTTCTTTTGTGTAAACTTTATTACGTATAATATCTTTTCCAGTATGTCCAACGCAAACTGTTAGTACGCCTACAATATCTTGGTAAGGGGTTTGTCTAAACCCCTCCCAATAAGTTGTGGCAGACACTAAAGCAGCAGTTATAAGTCCTGCAAATACTTTATTCCTTGTCTCCATGTGTTCGTTTCCAACGCTTATAAAGCGCCCATCCCTTATCAATAATTAAAATACCAATATACAAAATTGTAAGAATATGAACAATATCCGGTAATGCTACGCCATAAATAGACATCCCTGTAACCGTAGCTACAGGGGATGCTTTAGCAATATCTTCAGTAATATCCATTAATTGACTGATCTACAAAGTTCATAAGCATAGGTATTTCCTCCAATTGTTTGAGTATAGAACACAATATGTCCTACATTGTTAAAAGAAACACCATTATTTAAAAACATAAATGCGCCGTTAGAGAATGTCATATTAGTATTTTGGGTATTAAAAATTAAAAATCTCCCACCACCTCCAGTTGTTAATAGGCGATTAACGGTTACTGGTGAACTTGCATTACAATAAAAAAGACTTCCATTAGGAATTGTCATCGCATTACTCGAAACATTAAGTTGAGAGAGTCCTGTATCTGACATTTCAAATGAAATTGCTCCACGAGAAAGAGTTGGAATTTCTTGATTACCTGAACCACTTACTCCTACAGTTAAACCAATTACACCACCAACTGATAAATCACTTATTTTAGTTGTACCAGCACCGCCTACCCAAGCTCCTCGTGGATTAAAGTTATTTCCAATCAAGTTTATGCGTGGGTCTGTACCATTAACGCGCAAGCCAATTACACCAGCCACTGTGCCACCAGAGCCACCAAATGACAGATGATTGTCGGAACAAGTTTTACCCGGGCCACCAGATGCTGAAGTGCTAGTAATATCAATTAAAACCTGATTAGGCGTACTACCAGCACTAAACGTGTTACCAGTGTACACGTTACCATAAGTAAAGCTAGTGCTTTTCAGATGCGTGCTGTATCCCGCAAACGTAAAGCAATTTGTTACTTTGTTGTAATCACCCTCATCTAAGATTCCAACACCTCCATCACCGCCTTCAAAGTAGCAGTTATTGACAAAAGTTGCGCGGGCATTGTCTGTCAGGTGAATACCATTATGGGTTACAGAACTTTCACAGTCTTGAATTGATGCATTATAAGTATATGCAGACGTACCACCTACGCCGATTTTATAAGCTGTGTGGAATCCACGACTTGACACTTTCTCAATAGTTTGTAAACCTGAGTCATATTTATGGCTTAGATACAGACCAACACCAGTCCGTGCTGACCCGAGACCTGTACTCACCCAGTCTTTATTCAGGATATAAATCTGTGAAATTTTACTGGTTGTATCCCAGTCGATTTGTAGTCCGTGACCAGTACCACGTTGAAACACGCAGTTTTTAGTGAAATCACCTACACCATAAAACGCTTGTAAGTACACAACTGGAGTAGTTGAAGTGCCGTCGAAAACCAAACCTTGCACGTCCAAAGTTCCAGCAGATGTAGTAGTTGTTGGAACGTTAATTTGGAATACTGGTGCATCAGTAATACTCCTGATAACTGTACCCGAGTAGCTGCTCCATACCGCAAAAGGATTTCCAAAACCCTCCCCTATAATTTTAAGAATTGTGTTTTGTTTGCTGGAATCCCCAGATAATGTCAATCCAGTTGTAAGGTATATTCCAGATGGAATCCGTAAGGTTTTAGAGTTATTCCATGCAAAATTAATAGCAGATTGCAATGCACTTGTATCATCTGTATTAATTCCTTTTGCCCCAAACCATTTTGCATTTACATCAGAAGAAATAACCCTTTTCCACCTTTTACCATTAGCGGCTACAATAATAGTGCCACCATTATCGGTACTGCTTGTATCCAATGGGTCATATACAAAATCACCTGCAATATCTAATGCTGTAACTTTAACACATTTATTTAAACCTGTGTACGCCCTTAATTCAGTATAATCTGTAACTTGAGAATTCCAGAAAAAACTAAACACTTCTTGAATAGCAGACTGAACATTTGTACTTAAGATGTAAGAAGTAGGATTAAAAGAAATTGCAGAAGCAATAAATCCTAATATTGTATTTTTATCTTTTACATCTTTTACACGTACAGGTTCACTGTCGTTAACAGGAACTGGTAAATTGTAAATACGTTTACCATTCATGTCTAAATCATTATTTACTGTGTTTGTTTCACCTGTCGGTAATGTACTCCACAGTACATTATTATTCAAAGCATTCAT